TGCGATAAAAAACGGGAAAATGCGTGCTGCTGCCACAAAAACTGAGCAAAAAATTTGGCGGTATCGAGAATTATGCTTACCTTTGCACCCGCATTTAAGGAATGGTGCTTGACTTTGTCGAGCCACCTTTCGCTCGAAAGAGCTGATGCGAACATCGCTCTTTACTTGCTTACGGTGCCTTGGATGAGTGGCTTAGTCTACGGTCTGCAAAACCGTCCACGGCGGTTCGAATCCGCCAGGCACCTCTCTCAAAAGTTCGGAAACCCCATTAAACAAAGGGATTCCGAATTTTCTTTTTGTCACGTTTTACAAATTTGTAGCGCATTTGTAGCGCACATAAAAAAAAGCAGAGCCATACGGCCCTGCCAGCTTAGAAAAAAATAGTAACTGCTAAGAATTGCGCTACATGCCTCGCGGCAAAACGCTAACTACATTCATTGTTTAACTTCAAATCGGCTGCAAAGGTAGGCATTAATCTGAAACAAAAGTGTTAATAATGTATAATAGGGTGCAAAATCCGTGATCCGTTCGTCTGCCGCAAAATTATATGAATGAACGATGCCCGTATTGCGCTAACTTTGCAGCAACATAAAGAAATGACTGTCATGGATAAATGGTTTGATTACATTGTGATGATATTAGGAGGGGTTTGTGGATGGTTTGTCGGAGAGTTCAAGCCTACGTTTCCCCTGGTTATCATCGCCACATTGTTTGTGCTATATGACTCATGGAGTGCCTATGAGCTTGACAAGAGAGTACACCGGCGCTATCCGACCAGGACAAAGCGCGATTCGGCAAAGTTTTCCAGTTACAAGTTCCGCCAGGTCATTCCGACACTTATAGAGCGGTTTATCATCATTATCCTGGCATACTGTGTACAGCGGTGGATCTTCATAGACCTCTATGTGCCTCTAAGCTATATTGCAGCCGGAGTGGTTTGTGCAGAGCAGGCGCTTAGCATTGCCGAGAACAAAGCCAGCTGCCGGGAAGACGGCGAAAAGCATGCACGCATCTGGAAATGGCTTGCAAAGATACTGATTGACAAGACAGAACGCCACTTTGATGTGGAGATCCAGGAACAACACCATCATCATACTCCATTTGACAAAGACGATATTTAAAACTATGGATCTTATGAAGACATCATACAAGGGACTGGCCATGATCAGGCGTTTTGAGGGCTGCAAGCTTCAAGCGTACAAGCCTGTGCCTACAGAAAAATACTACACCATCGGCTACGGACACTATGGCCCCGATGTGAAGCAGGGCATGTGTATCACGGAGAAAAAGGCCGAAGATCTGTTGCGTAGTGATGTGATTCTTATTGAGACGGAGCTGAATAGCCTTGGCATCAACTTTATGCAGCAGCAGTTTGACGCGCTGGTATCCTGGATCTACAACCTCGGAACCGGCAACTTCAGGAACTCCACCATGAAAAAGTACATCGTGGCTGATCGTCCTGACTATGATATCACCGACCAACTGGTGAAATGGGTAAAATCCAACGGAAAGCCGCTGTTAGGACTTATGCGCAGACGTGTTGCAGAGGCCAATATGTGGCTCGGAGGCGACATCTACAGAATAGAGAACAATAAAATCACAAGACGATGACACTGGAAGAGTTAATGAGATACTACCACGAAGGCCTTACGGATCGAGGCGGCTGCGGCGGTCCCGTGATGTTCGCCTGCCTGCTGATCGTCTTCATGTTGATGGGCTGTAAGACGGTCACCAACGAGGAAAGTTACATAGAGAAGCACCGGATGGAGAGCCTGATCGAAAAGATGGACTCCCTCATCAGCATGAGCCACACGGTGCAGCAGGACTCATCATGGCGCGAGACTTTCATCAGGGAGCTGCAGAGCATCAAGGAACGTAGCGACACAAACCATGTCACGGTGGTCGACACGGCTGGGAACGTCATCAAGGAGACGATCATCATCAACAACACGAAGGAGATCACCAGCGAGAGCACCAGGCTTATGATGGAGGGAATAATCCACAAGATGGACCGGATGGATTCTGTCATGTCTATACAGAACAAGCTGATATGTGAGATGGATTCGATTTTCCAGCAGAGCAGCAAGGAGACTACCATTGAAAAGAAGCAGTCCTGGTGGGAAAACATCTTGCAACAGACAAAAGGCATAGTCGTAGGAATCATATTCAGCGGAATCGTATTCTTTATTCTTCGGTTGAAGAAAAAGCTGCCGTTCGGTTGAAGAAAAAGCTGCCGTGAGGCGCACTTGTTCATAATGGTTATATGTTATAATTAAACATTTCGAAATCACTTGCCACGGCGGTGGCAGTTTGTTAAGTACTCATGGTTTTTAATTCGTTTTAGTTTATATTGGTTTATGGTTTAAAGTTGAATTGAATAGTCTGATCCCCGCCGTCCGTGATGGAAAGCGGGGATTTCTTTATACTAAATACATGATCTGTTTTGCTAAATCTACAATCTCATCGGCTGTTACGTTAATCTGAGTATGATAGCCTTCTTTGTCCGTCTTGGTTATTATCCATGTCGGAGATTTACTGTCTTTTTTAATGCTTACCATATCACAGGAATTATCAAATAGATATTATTCAAAAGATATGGCCACATAATATATTCCCCGAACAACAGTATGCACACCATCTTTAATGGATGATTCCTCAAAGATAACCTTTATACCACAAGATATGGCAGTTTCCAGTTCCTTTGTGCATCCGGCGCTGTGCGCCCAGCGCTTCATCATAAAGATGTAGTCAAACGGATCATCCTCGTTTGTCAGAATGTTCAGGTCTCGCCGCATGTGTCGATTTGTGGATGCAGAAGACGGCAGTCCGTTATTCAAAGGATTAAACGTCCTGAATCCGGCATCAGTAAGCATCTTCTCAACTATTCCAAACGCCTTTTCGCAGGTATCCTCGTGGCCGCTGATAGGACCTGAAATGTAGACATGTGGCTTTTTCTCTTCTTTTGAGACGTTTCTGTCTATGCTCTTTTTCATAGATCCCATAATACAGCGGTAATGTTCCATCGCTGATTCCTTGTCATCAAAGATTAAGCCTTTTTCCATTAAGTATTTACAAAAGTCAATTGTAAAGCAATAATGTTTCCATAAAAAAGAATCAATCTCTTCTGGAAGTAAATCACCTTGTCTCAAAATCCATTTTCCAAAAAAATCTTCTTTCTTCATAATTAAAATAATGATAATTGTACTATATTCTTTCTTATTACGTCCTTTGGACGCTGCTTGTGGTGTACGGGAGGTGGCGGCGGCTTTAGCGGCAAAACGACTCGGACGTCACCTGCAGGGGCGCCAGGATCCACACCCACAATATAACGGTTGTTGTCAGGCTGGTGTGTGTGCGTCTGGCGCCAGAGCTGATAGAACTCGTCGAGTGCATCTATACGGAGGTGGTTGCGGGCCTCATCCCAATGTGATTTCTTAAAACGATCCAGTTTATCATTGATATACACGTCTGCAATGTATTCCTGGACCTCTTTTAGAATCTCCTTGACTACCGGTTTAGTTTGGGCTAAACTGCCAGCTTCAGACTCCGTCTGATAGACGTGCCCTGGCGCAAAGAGGGCGACGGGGTGGTGTCCGTCGAGAGGAATGCGGACGGGTGTCATGCCCGCAAAGCCTCCTCCGTCGACCACCTCGCCCTCCAGCACCTTGCCGTACCAGCGTACATAAACCTTAGTTCCTGGATCCGTCATAGATCTATAGTCTTGATAACCTTGTTGGTGTACTGCGAAGATCCGTCTGCCTTGAACTGGATGCACTTGACAGTGACACCTCCTTCATACACCTCGACCACAGCGCCCTGGCTTGCTCCATAGAGAGTCTTCCCTTCACGGCTGACGGGCTTGGAGAGAGACGGCACATGGACTGTAGGGGCACAGTCGCAGACGGAGTGTCCGATAGGAGTGTAAAGCTGGTAGTCGTACTCCGTTCCTCTGAGCGTGTTCAGATCATCAACAAGCGGAGTCACCTCGTTTCCCGTAGGCAGCTTGACCTTGTATTCCCTTGTGATGCAGTCCTCCTGAGCCTTCCACTCATAGTGAGAGTGTCCGTTGAAGAAGATGGTGTGCAGGTTCTCCCGCATCAGTTTGTTCAAGAAGTGAAACGTAAGGCCGCAGACGGTGTTTGAGCCGGAGTAGTACTTATTTCTGATAACCTCCGATGTCGGGTATGGCCAGATCCGCAGACGGGAGTATTCCCCGAAGGTGTCACCAGCCTTGTTTGGCAGAAAATGGTGGTTGAACACAAAGATGCGCCTGTTCTTGTTTGCCTCCAGTATGTCCTTCAGCCAGCACAGGACTTCGGCATTGTAGAACTGGTAGTCAAAGTTCTTCTCGCGATTACGGTCATAGTCCGTGCCGATGACATAAGCAGTCATCTGCTTAACGTATTGGTCGTTGTAGTCAAGCAGGTTAAACCCTCTTGCCACATCATCCCAAGGCGATCCTGTAGACTCTCCATAGTCAACTGACATGAACACAAGGATGTCACCGTTGTATTCCAGCCAGTAGTTCAGCTTTGACTTGATGGTTCTCTTGCCGCTCTTCTTCGGATCGTTCCACTTGGCCCCGTACTCAAAGAAGTGGATATCACTCTCCGGCTCATGGAACACACTAATATTGTTCTGCCACAGCATCTCAACTGAGTCATAGCCTGCTGGCACGGAACTGCGCTTGTGATAGATGCGGAGATAGTCATGGTTTCCCATTGACGTTAGCAGGCGCAGCTTTCCCCCCGTCGGTGCCCAGGCATACGCATTGTAGTAGTCCTTGAACTCCTCATAGTCCTTATCGTTGTACTGGCACAGGTCGCCACAGGAGCCGATAAACCCTGCACCGACGGAGCGCATGTATACAAGAGCGTTCATAAGGTCGCCCTTGTACTCGCTCTTGTTGGGATCGTCCACGTCAAAATGGTCGTCGTTCAGTACACCAAATATGTAACGGAGCTTCCCTTTGCCCTGAGACGGCTGCTGTTGAATACCTGGGGCAACCTGTTCCTGCTTCCCCTTCACCGTAATCTCTAACTCAATGTCATTTCCGCAATGCGGACATTTAATAATTTGTGCCATAATCTCTTTATTTAAATTAATAATACCGCTTTCTCCAGTATAAGCCGTATCCTACCAACAGGGCAAGAATAGCAATGCAAATACAGTCAGTCCAATCAAACGTCATACGTCCTCCTTTCCTTTATTACCTCCGGCGAGTGCCAACATGACCGCTGCCGCTATCATTCCGGCGAAGAATCCCAATACAATCCCAATAATAAAATACTCCATTTCTATTCCTCCTGTTTTATTAATTGATCAATCATGGCGTCTGCTACTTGTGCTGACGTCCTTGCAAGATATTCTCTGGTTTCTTCTGGAGTACCTTTATCGGGGCATCCGTTGATTATAAACCCCTGCATAGCAGAAATGGCGGCCTGATGGCGTAACTTTTCCCAGTATTCCTCTTCGTTATTGGTAAAACGTCTTACCAAATACTTTTTAAGGTCATCATTCAAATTAAAATAATGATCCCCGAATTTGTAACAGACGATATTACTATAAACGTTTTTAGTTTTTTCAATAACATCACCTAATCGCAACACACATTCATCTATACCATCCATACATTTTACAACATAGGGATTGGCGCCAATATAAGTAAACTTAACAGTCATTTTGTTTCCTCCTTAAATGTTCTAAGTTGTTGACCACATTGTGAACAATAAACATCACTATCTGGGCAGTTTTTTCCGCATTTAAAACATCTACCACTACTTAAGGCTGTAAACATCAAAGAAACCAAAAGGCATGCTATTATCCCAAGTATAAATGCATAAACACAATAAATCAATTCTTTTTCCATACTACTTACCTCCTATCTTTACATTGCTGGTTGTAGAATCCAATAACCAACAACTGATACTCCACCAATTGTTATCAATAGCATATCGATAAACCAAACTGCATAAGTGATCCCAAGCATGCCATTTTCTTTGAAGCCATACCATGACCAATGGCCATGAGTATATCTATACCTTTCCACAAAGAAAAGGATAACGTGCAGCAGCACATAAACAATAACCACTCTTGTTAAAACTATATCCATATTTATTATCCTTTTAGTTGTTCATAAATGTCAAGTAAAAGATTCTTCTCCTTACAAGCATATAAATTTTGTATAGCAGACATCAATGCATCCAAATGCTCTTCACTCGGCTTCCAATGAGACTGAGGACGGATGGATTTGAGCCAATCTGCATACTCCAGTCCAAGTTCATTTTTAGAAACAATGTAACCAATTAATGTGTTACGTTTCTTTTCATCTTCCTCGCTCCACTCTACAGGCTTCTGCTCAATATTAGGATGACCTTCAATCCACTGTTTAATACAAAGCAGCCGACTTTCTATATCTCTACGTTCATCATGATCCACTGCATGACCAAAATTACTTCGAAATTTATTAAGAAAATCTATCATCCATTGAGGAGTTTTTGCTGGCTTCTGCTCCAATTCTTGTGCTGCCAGCGAAAGTAATTTGTCGCAAATGTTTGAAAGGCCCTTTTCTTCCTCTTGTGATAAATCAACAATATTAAAAACCTCTTTTTGGAATGGAGTCATTTTATCTTCATCTAAATCCATACCAATATGTTTTCTTTCTACAGGTTTCTGCTCACCTTGCTTTTCAAGCCAAGCAAGCCATTTCATGGAGCGTTCAGCACCAGATTCTGTCACATTTCTGATGCCGCGCACATGGTCTATAATCTCTTTCCTTATCTTCTCATCCTCTGACTCTGCAAGTTCGGGGAACATATCTTCAATGTCCTTGCGATAGAATGCTCCATTAGTACCTGTAATACATCTTGTCTTCAATATTTCTTTTGCTAATTCAAGAGCATCGTCGTAGGCTTTTGCCTTCTCTTCTACTGTCCTCATAACTATAATGCTTTTAGTTGTTCATATATCTTTTTATCTTCCTCGCTCCACTCCTGCTTTGGTTGTGGACGGAGAGATTTAAGCCAGTCTTTAGCGTTCTGGTGTATTTGGTAATTGTTTTTCTCATCCACATATCCATTCTTTTCTGCATAGTTCATGCAATTCATTATGATATAATCGCGATATGCTTCATCAATTTTACTCCACTCATGCTTCTGCTTACCTTGCTTTTCAAGCCAGGCAATGATCTCTTCAATTTTATTTCACAAAAAGATGAGGCTGAATCTTGAAATGATTTAAATCTATCTATAAGTGTTTCTTTTATTTTCTCATTAGGACTGACACCCTTGTCTTCCTTTTGAAGGTTCTCATACCACGCCATGGCCAGTCCTGGATGGTGATAGGCAAGCCGCATGGCGGCGATGACTGCCGTTTTCGAGTCGCAACGGATGGCGCACTCGATCTGACGGTTAAATTCTTCCTGTGTCATAATTATTTTCCTCCTATTTCTTTTCTTCCTTGTTCTATAAGACACTTGATCATTTCCAGCTCTGTTTCATCCAATTCAAAATCATACTGCTTATCTTCTTCGTTGACTACTACAGAAACAAAGACTTTTCCATCTTCCGAGTCTATAAAGGCTTTTGCTGTTTTAAAGTTATCTTCTATGTAATGATTCATTTTTATTCCTTTTTAGTTTACTTAGTCTAAACTCCCAGTTTACCCAGACTAAACTCCGGGTTTAGTGCCACTAAAGTCCGAGGCCGGTGTCTTGATGCTGGCCGTCACCTTCTGCAGTTCTTTCATGCAAAGCTCTACGGTTGTCAATGAATCGTCCAGGCATTGTTTGAAGAATGTGTTGAGGGCACTCTCGAATGCGCTGTAATAGAGGGTGGCAAAGAGATCGACGATAGATTCGTTTTCGTAAATCTTAGAGTTTGGGAAAGCCTTTTTCATGCCTTTCACTACCTCATTCCAGCCCTCGTCGGCTGCCTTCTCCACCCATCGCTGGTAATAGAGCGCCGGAAACGCTGCCCGCATCTCAAGGTGGTGCTTAATAAGCTTTTCTTTAAGTTGCTTGTTCATACTTTCAGACTTTTAATTTGTTCGTTGTCACTATGTTCGATGATCCATCTGCGAAGGGTGCAGATATTGGGGGCGATCACCCAGCCGCGTCCGTAGTAGCCGGAAGAGCATTCGCTGATGGCTGAGGCCGTGTCCGTGATGGGCATTGTGCGCCCGATCTTGCGCCAGTGGTATTTTATGCCTCCGAAGAGCCTGATGCAGCGCTTCGAGGTCAGCAGCACGTCTCTCAGGTCGCAGTCTATCAGCATCGCCAGGAACTTGTCGGTGTCGTCGAGCTGTTCCAGTCGCGGATCGTTCATGTGTACCACCACGACGTCGCGCGCCCAGTTGTTGCGGTTGAGCGTCCTCAGCAGCACCTGGAGCTGCAGCAGCCTCAGCGTGATCATTATCTCCTGGTCCGTGAGGTTCCTGACGGGAGCCTTCATCTTGATGTAGTCCACGTTGCTCAGAATCTCAGGATCCTCTGCGTTAAAGGGTTGAATCTGCGTCATAATCAATACTTTTCTACAAATGCTTCAAAATCATTTACTCCTATTTCCCCACGATTGAGTTGTGAAAGCAAGTTTCGCCCGTAGGCCACACCTTCGTTATAGATACGATTCTTCTCCTCGCGCAGTTTCTCATTGATCTCCTCCTGATAACTGTCACGTTCTCGTCGCAACTGATAGCAGGCATCTTTCAGTTTCTCACACAAAATCTTTGCCGCTTCAAATGTAACATCTGGAAGTACAAAAGTATCTCTTGCTGTAGTTGCTTCTGTCCGTCCGGCTAACTGATAATCTGAATGGGTTCCCTTAAGCGTTGCGTATCTTCTATCAAACTGCGAAAAAGTCATCAGAAGATTGCGTAAAGCATAATGAATATCGTTGATGGGTATTGTGTACCACGTCATTTGCCCTATTAAAAGATCACTCATTTTGTAGAAGTTGCGCGACAGGTTGCGCTCCTTGGCTATCGAGTGGCCGATTGCCAATTCTTGTTGGCAGTCATAGCAAAGACCGTCACGTCTCTCTCTTGCAACCTCTTCGCCTGTCCTTCCGCACCCTGGGCACGGATCTTTTCCTTCGTACATTCTCATAGCCCTGCTGCCTCTTTATGGTTTCTTCTTTTCGTTTCACTCACTTTCCTGTTCCTGGCCTCAACCAGGTCGGGGTTGTTGGATGCCCAGAGGCTCACTTTGCGGCCCTTCTCACTTACCTTGTCGGGATGTGTCAGCACCCAGCGGTGTAAACCTTCCTGCTGCCGCTGCCTCTGTTCGTCGGTCAGCCGGTGGCCAGGCTTGAACTCCATGGCCGGACTGGGGCGCTGCCCTTTCTTGAACGTTCCGGGATAGCCCATGGCCTTCGACCTGACGTGTGCCAGCTGGCGGCGCTCGTCATATATGGCGGCCAGCCACTCCGAATCCTTCCTCAGTCCCAGCTCACGGGCCTTGCGCACCACCGTCCTGACGCTCACGCCGAAATATCCCGCAAGCTCCTCGTTGAGCGTCGTAGGATAGTCCCTGCGGAAGTCGTCAATCATCTGACGGCTCCAGAAGATGCGGGTGGAATAGCCGCGATGCTCCATCGTCCGTCCTGTCTTCGCGTCGTAGTAGACGCGGTCTGGTTTCCTTTCGTACTTCATAGTCCTATTGTCTCTCTGATGTAATTATCTATCTGTGCCTCGTAGTCGCGGATCTTGCGCGTCATCTCGCGGTACACCTGGTGGTCGTAGCCCTTCGTCTGGCTGTAGCGCTTGCGCTCATGCCATGTCTTGCGCCACTCCTCGGCCAGCAGGAAGGCGGCGTGACTCTTCTTATCCTTCACGGGATAGTCCGGATGGCTGTCGAGGAATGCGCGTCCGCTCTTGATCTGCTTGTCGAGATTCGTCTCGAGGGCGATGGATGCCAGCATGTCATCATGCTTGCGCCCGCCGTCGTAATACTTGTGCATGGCCTTGCGGATCTTCCAGAGCTGGTAGGCGAAGCTTTCCCTCTTCGTCAGCGGCTCCAGGGGCGTCACGTCGGCGGTCAACCGCGTCAGGGCCTTGCCTGGCGTATTCCGTCGGGCATTCAGCTCTATGTAGGCCAGCCTGCGGTCTGAGGTGTTGTAGTCAGGCACCACGTCGCCAGGGTTGTAGATATGGAACATCACTCTGAATGGCATAGTCTAACTGTCTGTTTCAAAATTTAAGTTCAAGTTGCATGGGGGGGGTAAAGTTCCACCTTGGGATTGGTATAGGCAGCCTTCTTGTGGTTGCGGTAGCCGTACTTCATCTTCAACTCCTTGGCCGTCTGGAGGGAGAGCGGAGGCGTTACCACCTCGCGCTCACCCGTCAGGCGGTTGCGGGCCGTGACACAGAACTTCGGGCTGCTCATACCGTACACCTGTCAAATTCAGACTTCAGCATCTTATCCTTCAGGTCGTAGTCCTTGTAGTGGATCCAGTAGGGTTCACCGTCGGGCTGGCCTTTCTCGTCAAGGGGCTGGAGCTTCATCTGCCCCATGCGGTTAAACTCCTGCACGATGCAGTAGTCGCTTTTCACCAGGGACACCTCGTCTGTGACGTACATCCCGATCTGCAGAGCCGTGTATTGATTACCTGTCATAACTATTCCTTTTTAAATTGATTTTCCAACAATCCACCGTAGGTTTTATTTAACTCCATAATTGCAGACGATCCGTAATGGTTTATTGTAAGGGTTACAAACTCACGGATGGTAAAGCTGTCTGTGTCGATATTGATACCGTGTTCACGGGCAAAGTGGTCTCGTCCGGTCTCACAGGATCCTGTCAGGGTGTGGTGCCAGTCGTAGAGCTGACGGGCAGAGATCTTGACGTCTGGATCCGGGAACTGCTCCTTGAACCTGGTGATACGTTCCTCCAGCGGCATTTTCTCCAGCGTCTTTGCCGTTGCATCGTCGAATGCCTTACGAAGGGTGTCACCATGCGCGAAACAGTTGTCTACTTTGGCGACAAAACACGGTGTCAGGGTGAAGTCGCTATTAAGGATGCTGCCCTTGGCATACGTCTCATGTACGCTGTCAATGATTGTGGGAACACCGTCAACCTGCCACACCTTCTGACCGTTGAACTCAGGTATAACATCGCCATAGCCATAGCCATAGCCATAGCCATCGCCATAGCCATCGCCAGAGCCATCGCCAGAGCCATCGCCAGAGCCATCGCCAGAGCCATAGCCATCGCCATAGCCATAGCCATCGCCATAGCCATAGCCATAGCCATAGCCATCGCCAGAGCCATCGCCATCGCCATAGCCATC